TCGTGATATGTTGAAACCAAATACTTGGGAAGAACTCAAGTCTATGATATGGTGTGCTGGTTTCAAAGATTGTCAGATCTTCTGGAGAAACCATCAGTTCGTTGGAGTCATCGCAATTAAGTAATGTGTGGAATCGTTGGAGGATTTGACCTCCCACAAATCGAAAAGGGTCTCGATGCCATTGCTCATCGAGGACCAGACAATCAGGGAATCATTCAAACGGATAATGTCTATTTTGGACATGTCCGTTTATCTATTATTGACACTAGTAGTGATTCCAATCAGCCATTTGTCTATGGTCGAACTACCATGATCTTTAATGGTACGATCTGGAACTATAAGGAACTAAGAAAAAAACTCAATATCAAAACCAAAACTTCGGGTGATACTGAAGTTCTTTGTGCCATCTTGGATAAGTATGGTATCAAGGGTCTACGGATGGTTGAGGGAATGTTTGCTATTGCATTCACTCAAGGTGATGGATCAATTACTATCGTTAGAGACAGACATGGTGAGGTACCTCTTCATTATTCGCTGACGAGTGGTTTGTTTCCTTCCTTTAGTTTTTGTTCAGAGATCAAGGGTCTTCTCGCACTTGGTGAGAATGGACAGACCATTCGGATGTTGGAACCTGGTGGTTTTATCACCGTTACATCAGATCATAGGATTACAGAAGGACTGTGGTATAACATCTATGAACGTATCACCGATACATCTTCTTGGAATCAACTTGAATCGCAGACGTGTATTGGAGATAATATCGAACAAGGTTCATATGAGAGAACTGTGTCTGATGTACCTGTAGCTTGTCTTTTATCTGGTGGTATTGACTCCGCCATCACCACACTCATCGCATCACAACATATTCCCAACCTGGTTACATATACCGCAGTTCATGATGAGAACTCGAAAGATTTACGGTCTGCCAGAGAAGTTGCTAAATATTTGGGAGTCGAACTGAGAGAGGTTAAAGTTTCTCCTCCATCAGTCGATGACATCAACGACGTTATCAATACTATTGAGATGCCTTACAAGGCTCAAGTTGAAATTGGTTATCCGTGTGTTCAACTTGCCAGAAGAATCCATGAAGATGGATTTAAGGTAATCATGTCAGGTGAGGGGAGTGATGAACTCTGGGCATCATATGGTATGAGTTATCATGGAATCAAAGATAAAGGTTGGACCAACTATCGAATTGAATTATTCGGATCACAACATCGGAAGAACTTTGCAAGATGTAATAAGATCTTTATGAAGTATGGGATCGAGTGTCGTCTTCCTTTCTTGAATACTCAGTTGGTTGAAAACGCACTTGGTCTAAGTCAAGATAAGGTGTGGGACGGTAAGTCAAGACCCAAGGCAATTCTTCAAGAAGCCTTTAGGGGAGAACTACCTGACGATATTATTGATCGAAAGAAAGTTGCTTTTCAAGATGGTATGGGTATCAAGTCTTTATATGAGGATGTTGTCGGAAATCCAAAAACATATTACACTACACAGTATAAGAATAAGTTCACATGAAACTACCATATAACTTACAGGACGTATACGACGGTGAGGCTAAATCAAAGTTCACTGTGATTTCAACCTTTGCTGGTGGAGGTGGTTCGTCCACAGGGTATCGTCTTGCGGGTGGTAAAATCCTGTGTATCAATGAGTTTGTCGAAGAGGCAAGAAAGACATATGCATCTAATTATCCCTCAACACCGATTGTCCCTGATGATATCAAACAATTAACTGGTGGTGACTTTCTGAAGATTACTGGACTGAAACCAAAAGAGTTGGATATTCTTGATGGATCACCACCTTGTTCTGCATTCTCTGTTGCAGGATCAATGTGTCGTGGTGAAGGATCTAAACACTCTGATGGTTGGGGTAAGACAAAGAACTATTCTGATGGAAAGAAGGTTGAGAATATTGAAGACCTGTTCTTTGAATTTATCCGTGTAGCCAAAGGTATTCAACCAAAAGTTATTGTTGCTGAGAACGTCAAGGGATTGACAATTGGTGAGGCAAAGACTTATTATGCTAAGATTACCAATGCCTTTGAGGATCTTGGTTATCTCGTCACATCAAAAGTGATGAAGTCATCTCACTACGGTGTAGGTCAGGCAAGAGAACGACTTATCTTTATTGCGGTTCGTCAGGACATCGCAGATAAGATTGGTTTGAATGTACTCACAGTATCTTCACTCTTTCCTCCCACATCATCCAAAGACACAACCATCGGTGATATCATTGATGGAGTAGAAAACGACCCTGAGAACATTCAGTCTCTGACTGAACATATGTTGAAGAGTGGTGTCTATCAAAGTGTCGTAAAGAAAATGCCAAAGAATCCTAAGAAGATTTTATCTGGTATGGACTATCACGAGAAAGGACACTGTTTCAATACAAAGAGGGCATCATTTTATAAACCCTCTCCGACCTTGACAGCAAGTGGTGGTCTGATACACTGGAAAGAAGACAGAGTTCTTTCTGTTCCAGAACTTAAACGCATTCAATCTCTTCCTGACGATTTCATTCTTACTGGAACTCACTCACAACAAACTGAAAGAGTTGGTAGAATGGTACCTCCCCTCATGATGAAGGCAATCGCCGAAAACATTTACAAAGAAGTATTATCTCAATTATGAAACTATTAACACTTGAAGATTATCAAAAGGCAGGTGAGACATTCTGGCCAAAGTATTGGTATGTTGCCAAAGAACTTGGTGAAGATGCCAAGGCAGAAGACATCCTTAGAGTTATGGAAACCCTTGGTGGTGTAGCACTCAAGGTTGCACTTGAGGAAAAACTGACAGGACCATTCGGTTTTAATAAGAAAGAAGAATCTGATACATCAGAAGAATAAATATTCTAAAGAGAAAAATCAATATGCTCTCGACTCAATATCGGCTTCGGCTAGAGTTCATTTGCAAGTGCATAGCAAATGGTGAAGAGGTTAAATTGGATGACATGATCTGGGCAGAGAAGTTATCAAAGGCTAATACAACTGCCCGAGAAATGTTAAAGAAAGCAAGAAGACAGTCCTCTCAAGATATTCAAGAGGGGACTATTGATGATTTTATGAATAGGATGGGGTTAGGTGACCCCGACCCATCCAACTATAAAACGGGGTTCAATGGTGCCGATGAAATTATCGATTGGTTCCGACAAGATAAACCAGATGATTGGAGGCAACGTGACTAAATTTTTAATGTTTACAAAAGAATCTTGCGGACCATGTGGTTTGGTCAAGAGATATATCACTGCTCTCAAGGATCCCCGCGATAACACTATTCAAGAGATTTATCTTGAGGATGTAAGTGATGAACCCATCCCTGAAGAGAACATTGAACTCGCTAGGAAGTATGGTGTAACTGCTACACCTGTTCTTGTTATTGCTGATGAGGAAGGTGAACTCTTAGAGACTTACATTGGTGGTGTCCCTATCACACAAAACATTCGTAAGTTGTGGACAAAGTACGATGTCTGAAAAGATTACACCTGAGACATACGAAAAGATGAATGAGGAGTTTGAGGAGGAAGGACTTGCTTTCCGAATCATTGTTCCTACCCAAAAACAAATTGATGAGTGGATTGAAAATGACCGAAACAACTGACGAGAACATCAAGAAACTAGACGCCGTTTTAGACATGGCATCCGACGCAGAGTTAATTGACGAAACGTTTTACGTTTGGGAGACCCGTTTTGGTCTGTGGAGTACCATGACTCAAGAGGGACGAAAGATGTTGACTGGTCTCACACGGGAGGCAGTTGTGGACATGACCCGTTGGCATCTTAAGTGTGAACAGGAGGGATGGCCACCTGGATCTGTTCGTGTAATTAACAATGGTATTGTTGGTGGTAAGCTGTAAAGACATAAATAAAGATAAGAAAAAGTAAATTGTAAACAGATGTCTTCATCAATGCGTAACTTTGTGGAAGCTTATGCAGCTGTCCATAACACCGAGGCAAAAGAAGCATTGACTTCTGGAAGAGATGAGATTACTGAAATGAATCTCTCATCTTTGACTCAATCAGATCTTGACGAGATTGTAGAGAGTGTTCTGGAAGAGATGTTCCAGAAGGGTTACTCTGTTGACTCTGCACATACAATCTTCGGTGAGATGTTCGTTGAGTCAAACATCAAGGGAAGACAAGATAAGATCGAGAGACTTTGTGAGTCACTGAACAAAGCTTTTGATGTCATTGATTCAAAGGCTTCGACTGTTGCTCTTGAAGAGTTTACAAAGTATAGAAACAATAAGAGACTCCAGGAGTCATGGTCCGCAAGATTCAATCAAGAGAAGAGAATCGAGAGAACTCATAATCAACTGGTCGCACAAGAGTCACTGAACGTAAAGACTCTTCTCCTTAAGTTGGTTGAGAAAGCTGACAAGTCATATCTTGAGACAGATATGAAGAAGAGACAAGCAAATAACGAGAAGGCT